AGAGCTACCGGTTTCTACCCGGTTGGTCGCGGGTTCGAATCCTGCTGGAGGCACGAAATTGCCCCACCTGCCGGCTGGTGTTTTACCTGGTCGGCGGGTGTTTTTATTGAGGCGGTAAGTCACAAGTTTTAGTTTGTTTTAGTTTGTTTTAGTTCTTTGTGTCGTGGGATTGTCGTGGGATCATGCCATGCCCAAAGTTGGGAGAAACGGGGAGGGCTGATGCTCTGGGCGCCTGGGGCGAATAGGCGTTCGAGCGAAAAATAGTGGGGCATTTCGGGCACATAATCGAACATGGGTTCCATAGCGGAAGGGCATAAATGCGGAAAGACCCCCGCCCGGGCTGGGTGGCGCGCCGGGCGGGGGTTAGGGGTAAGTGGTGAAGGTAGGCACATAGCCGATAGGTCCTCAGTGGTTAGAGTGCTGTGGTTACGTAGCTCAAATGGGTTGGAATCTCTAGATTGTTGGATGGAGTTTCCTTATCTGTAGGCGGTGGTTGCGGTAGTGCCCTGCCCTCCCTTGCGTGGGACCGGAATGTCCATTCCAGAGGGAGGGAGAGAGGGCAGGGCTTGCCCTAGCTCTTTGGAAGCTAGGGACAATGGTGCCATTCCGTCAGTCGGTCAGTCGGTTAAATAGGTTCATCTCATTGCACACGAAGGGTATTACTCTCCTGGTGTCAGGGCCGGGCATGTCCGCGGGACCCAACATCATGTTCACCATGATGCCTACAGTGCTGCTTAGCGCATGGGATACCGGGCCTGCCTTGACTCTCCCTGGGTGTGCGGTCGGATGATGATACGGCTCTAACCCGCAACGGCACCCTCCAGCACAAGGGCCCACCCGATACCTTTAATCTGCTTCGGGCGCAGAGCAACTATTTAGTTAGCTAGGGCAATAAGGGCTCCTTAAGGGAAATTTCGTGATGGAAAAGTGGTTAGAACAGCATTCTCGGCTGTACGGCACGGGCCTTTTACGGCACTCGATGCAAATTCATTTTCCGTTCGGGCTGGGTGCCGGGGCCGATTCTGACCCACCAAGTCGGGATGCTTCTGGCTATTCCCAACGCCGAAGCTGTTTCGGCAGTTCCTATTAAGGTAGTCATAATGCTCAAATTCTAGCCATACAACTACCAAAGGTCAAGTCAAAATGAGTTCTAAAGCTAATATTTGAGTAAAATAGCTGCTAGCGGTTGTTCTGCACTAGCTGATTGACTAGAATGTTCCTATGGAGTCGAAAGGATCAGTGCCTCATCTTTCGCTACGGCAACGTATACGGATAGCTCGTGAAAATTCCGGTTTTAAGCAGGCGGAAATGGCGGCAAAAATTGGTATTGGTCGTGCTACTTACGCCAAGACGGAACAGGGATTGCGTGACCCACGACGCGGAGAGTTGCTAGCGATAGCCACTTTGACTGGCACCGATTTTGCTTGGCTAGCAACGGGAGAAACTTCCACGGGGGGTACCGGTGGGAGTGAAGGGGGCACTATCAAGGACTCGAACCCCGAACTCACTGATTAAGAATCAGTTGCTCTACCAATTGAGCTAATGTTCACTTCGTTACCTGGAATTTTTAACATTCTGCGACTAACTCCCTTGGGAGATTCCACTAACATAAAAGACCCCCGCCCGGGCTGGGTGGCGCGCCGGGCGGGGGTTGGGGGTTTAAGTATTGGGAGACTGGGGTTTGAGGTCGGTGTTTGTCCAGCCGATGTAGCTGGCAACGTGGGCGGATATTCTGGGTGGGCCGGGCGGGTCAGGATAGTCATCGAGAACGTCGAAGAACGCAGCGGCTACTCGAAGATATGCTTCGCGTTCGTGCTGCATTTCTTCCACCTTGGCCTCCAGTACCGATACCCGGGTGGTAAGCCATTCCCTCAGCTCTTGCGATGCTTTATCTATAGCCTCGGCTTTGCGCTCTAGGGCAGCGGCCTTGGCGGCGTCTTTCTCAGCGTCGGCTTTGGCCCAGTCTACCTCGGCCCGTAGTTCGGCCATCTTGCGGTCGGTGAAAATCTTGTACCAGGTACCAGCGGCACCAATGAGCGCCAGGCCGACGGCCTCCGTGGGGCTCACCCATTCCCAGAGCGCTGCCCAGAACCCCCGACTGACAGGGGCCACGGTAGATATGATTTTAATAAAATCTATGGGCCCCATGGTTCCTCCGATCTGGTTAGGAAGATAATGCTGATGCCGCGTCGATGACTGCGGCTACTAGCACTGGGTCAAGGCTGCGGATGAGCGCATCTACCGCATTCATGAGGGTGATAGTGTTGTCACTCATGCCGCATGTTCACCGCCGGCGTGGGTGTTTGGGGTGATGATGGCGGCAGTGCCTTTCGGCCCGACTCCCGAGAAAGCGACCGAAGTCAGCACCGAAAGGATAGATGCATGAGCCGCCAGGGTAAGCGTCGCGCGCCAATCAATATGGAGCGCCGCGGCAGTAGAAAGAGCTGGGATAATTACTTGTGCGAAAGTTCGAAAAGCACGGTCAAATGCATCAGCCCAGAACTTCCATGTCCACATGATTATTTTCCTTCCTGTGTGGTTGTGTAGTGGTTCTTGATGGCCTCGATGGTGGTGCCGCTTTGGGCAGCGGCCCAGGCGAGTAGGGCTTTTACATCGGCTTGGGTTTCGCTGAGCCCGTCAACCAGGGTGTGGTATTGGCCGGTGGGGGTTGCGCCGAGTTGTGGCCAGCCGCGGCCACCTGCCGGGTTTTTCTGTCCGTCGGGTAGGTCTTCCTGCCGGGGGCCTTGGAGTTGGGTTGCGATGTCTCGGGTGAGATGCAGGAGCTCGCGCTGTTCAGCGTCGGTTAGTGCCATGAGAAAATCCTCCTTGGTTGGTTGGTTTGGGGGCGTAGCGCCCCCGTAGAAAATTGTGCGCAATTCATCGCGGTTGCCGCGGAAAGCATTGATGTCCACAGCGAAGCCCGCTACCAAAGCGCGGGATCCGTATTGCCAAATCCGGGGCTTTTGGTTGCCCAGCGGATAGTCCCACTGTGGGTGCGCGTTGCCGGGGTAGATGAGGCTGGGGTCACCCTGGCGGTCTTGCCCGTAGGCGGCTACCCAAAGGGCCCCGAATTCGTTGCTGTCTGGCTCACCGCCTGTGATCCTGCGCTCCCAGTAGGGCACGTAGGAGTACACGCCGCACACCCGCACCCCAGCAGCCTCAAAGCACTGTTTAGCGGCACGGATATGCTCCACCGAGAGCCATGCCTCGGTCTCAACGTCAAGCCACATGGGGCGAATGGCGCCCCCCATCACCGCTAGTGAAGCGTTCACCTGCTCCTGGATACTGGTGCCCTCGGCAGGGTTCCGCAGGTAGTGGTAGGCGGCGGTGAGCATACCTGCGGCTTCAGCATCCTCCAGGTGGCTGCGGTAGCAGCGATCCCGGTAAGTACCATCCGTGGTGCGGATAATAGCGAAGCTAATACCTTCACGAGCTGCTTGCTGGAGGCTCATGCCGTCCTGATGCTCGCTCACATCCACGCCAAACAGCGGATCACCAAAGGACGCGGCCGCCGCCAATGCCCCACTATCCGGGTAAGGGGCGCCCGCCAGGATACTCATGGGGTCGATACGGTCAGGGCCGGGCGGCGCCCACACAAACCGGTGAAACTCCAAGTGCAGGTGCGGTGGAAAACCCCCGTTTGTCGCGGAGTTAGGGTTGATGCGGGCAATCCGCTGCCCTTCCCCCACCCACTGGCCAGCCACCACCTCGGGGATCACATGCCCGTACACACTATAGCCCCCACCCACATCAGCCGGATGGTCAATTGTCACCCACTCGCCGAAACCAGCAGCCTGCCCGGCGTACTGCACAGTACCCGGCCGGATAGCGAAAACCAGGTGATTGCCGCTACCACCATCACGGCCGAAATCCGTACCGTAGTGAAACTCACCCCCTTCCCGCGGGCCGAAACCACTGGTCACGTAAAAGCCCGCTTCAACAGGCATCACAGTCATATTACTTTCTCCTTCTTCATTTAGATTGCGCCCATGCGAAAACCCCGGCGCACCCAAGCAATAAGGGTGTTCCGGGGTTTGATGGGGTTTGTTTACTGGGGCTCTTCCGGTGGTGTGGCTGGCTCCGGCACCGGCTCGATACGCAGCCACTTACTATCAGCGCCGGGGACCGAACAGTTCAGATGCGGGTCTACGCTTCGGTAGAGGTTGCCCTCATACTGGATGATATCGCCCTGAATGTAGCAGTTTTGCGGTTCGCTCTTGGGGTGCTGCCACTCAGGGGCGTCTCCTACATGCCGGGGTGGTTCCCGCAGTGCGTCGGGGGCGGGGATTTCCCCTAGCTCACGCAAGTGCATAATGAGCCGGGTGCGCGCCTCTTCCTGGGCCTGTAGCATCTCCCGGCGCGGCCGCTCCTCAGCCACACACCAGCCGAGGAACTCCACCCATTCCTCCATGGTGAGGGATTGGGTGCCGGTTTTAAGATCTTGCAATGACATAATAGTTTATTCCTTTAGTTAATTGACAGAGCTAGTTGCCGCCATATAGGTAGCACAGCCATAGCCTCGATCGGCACTGTTTGGGGTACCAGAAAAACTTATTGTGACTTGTCCGCTAGCGAGGACATTGCACCACCCTGGGTAGTCACGTCGATTAGGGACAGTCAGTAGGAAATCGACTGTATCTATAGGATGAAAAGCATTGGGGAGCTCGAACGAACGACCGCTAGAGGCTTCTCTGATATTGATGAAAACCATTCTGCCGATACGCCAGCATCGTAATTCCCCCGCGGGGGATTTATCACTATATACAGTACTGATCTTAGCTATTTCGCTATCGACGTATTGTTTATTTGCTATCTCTTTCGCGGTGGTGGGCTCATTCACCTCCGCCCGACCGTTATCATCTCGGACCATGAAAGAATTGAGCGATCCAGTAACTTTTGGGTTAATGAATGTAGTCGGCAAGCCCTGAAGTTCCTGAAAGCGGTGTGTATGTTGTGATGGCGCTCTGGTGTTTATCTGGTTGTCAACATATTTTTTGTTAACAGCATGCCAGTAACTAGTGATGCTGGGGGTTTCGATATGGATTTGACCGTCGGGTTGCGTTTTTACAAAGCCCGCTTTAGCGGGATGCGCATCGGCGGTAATACTCCATGCCGAGTTGCCCGCGGTGATGATTTTGGGATTGTCGGCGGTGCCGGTGAGGTCTCCTGCTAGGCGGATTTTTCCTTGGGTTGTGGCGGTTGCCGGGGGGATAGCCGCTGCTGCTTCGGTGGCGGATTTCGCCGCTGCTTGAGCGTGAACGGCGGCTTCGGTGGCTTTCGCCCCGGCGCGGCTGGCGGCGGCTGCTGCTGCTTGTTGGGATGCCACGATTTCGTGGTACATGGTGATGACAGAATCGCGCTCGTCGGCGGTAAGGTTCCCGGCGTTCCGTACGGCTTCGGCGAAGGTTGTGGTTTCCGGTTTCACAAGGATGGGGATTGGGAGCCCCATGGTGCCGGAGTAGGCGGGGATGCAAATAGCTTCACCAGGCTCAATGGTGGTAGTGAAGGTGCCGTCAGGTTTTACCTGAATAATATCGGGGTCGGTGAGGATTACTGTGCTACCGGTGACCCGGGTTTGGGGGGCGTGGATATGCAAATGAGTAGCGCCCGCAGGAATTTGGGTTACAAGCTGCAAATCGCCGGTAATAGTGGGCATGATAATACTCCTGAGTGTTGTTATGCGTTGGGAAGAATGAAAACCGTAGCCGATTTATACGCCTGGAAAAGCCCACCGGTTGCCGAATCATGATATCGGTTTCCAGCGGTGATATTGGCGCAGCTCACATCTGTTGCGCCCTGGTCGGATACCGCGATCATGAGAATGGATCCAACCCAGTTGCCTTTTGCCTCAAAGCGGGCACCACTGCGAGGCCGCACCCCGGCAGCAACCCACCGTAGGGTGCCCCATTCGGTGCCGGAGTTAATTTTTCCGCTAGATCCGGTGAAAAGATTGATATCTCCGGTGTCGATATGGAGGATGCGGGGCATGCCAGTGATCGTAGTTTGCAGGGCCTCAATAGCTTTTCGGTCGGCTTCCCTAGCTTTCCTATCAGCATCATCAGCGGCAACCGCTGCGTTATCGGCTTTGGTATCTGCTGTGGCGGCTTTCACATCGGCCACACCAGCCGCGGTCACCGCCGTGGTGGCGGTCTTCTGCACCGCCCCCACCGTGCGCAGCCGTTCTGCCCGCTCCTGATTAATGCGCTCCCAGATAGCACTGTTGTGGGTTTTCAGGGCCTCAGCGTCGGATATCATCTGCCCACCCACATGAACCCGCCAGCCCCTAGCCCCCTCCTGGCTATTGCCAATGAGGTCAATAGCGGTTACCGGTACTTTGATGCGCCTGCCCCAAATCTCCACCAAAACCACATCCCCAAGCCGGAAATCCGCGCCGGGTTCGTAGGCGCCGAGGCCGCGGCCGGTGATGTCGCGTTCGAAGAACAAATTGCCGTCGACTCGTTTTTGGGCTGTGTCTACTATGGTTTCAAGGTTGGAGGATTTGCCGTTCATGTTGAGGCTGACGTCGGCGCGCACAAACCCCACGTCGAAAGCGCCAGCGCCGGCGTCGGGTGGGCGGTAGATGTAGCCGTTGCGGAGCCGGTTTTCGGCGGGTTGTTCTTGTTGTTTGTCGGCGGGGATGGTGACGTCGAAACTGCCGTAGGTGTAGGCGGGCATGTGGCGGCCTACGGTGAGGTCACCGCCGTCAGCAATGAGGATGACGTCGGTTTTTTCGGCCATGATCTCCTCCTATCTGCGCCTGTTAGCCTTGGGTGACGCGAACTATCATGGTGGGTTGGGTGAGGGGTTTCACCCCTATGGGTTGGGGGTCGGATGGGAACCACAGGTCACAGGTGACGGTGATGCCGGCCTGGAGGGCTAGAGCGCCTATGGAATCCCAGAGGGGCTGGTCGTCAGCGGTATACACCAGGTGTGGGGATGGCAGCCCGGAGGATGCCATCGACACCACGATCCGCTGCCCCTTCCCCCACAGCTTGAAGCCTACCTCAAGGGAGTTGGCGATGACGTTGCGGATCACGGTTTCAGCTGGGCCCTCCATGGTTACCCCGTCAACCGCGGTGACCATGGGATAGTGCATCAAATCACGAGGTGTTTTATACAACTCCAGCTTGGCGGGATCGCCCACCCAGTCGCGGGTAAACGTCTGGAAGCTGCCTGTTCGAAGCGCTTGGGGGTTTGACCAGGCCACGTGCCGGTTCAGGATTGAGAGTAGGTCAGTGCCGTTGATTTCCACGAGGGTTGGGGTGTGGAAGGTGCCCCTGGCCACGGTGTGGGTGATCCGATACACTCTGCGGAAGCCTGGGCGCTCCACCATGATGTAGCGGGTGGGCCCATCGGCTTCGATGAGTTGCCCGTTTTGGGCTGCGCCGAAATCGGCGATCAGTTCATCCGCTACCGGGTGTACTGCCCCGCTAACACCGTCTGCTATTTTGTGGAGGAACCTGCCTGATACCGGTGCGCCCCGGGTGGCGGGTGCCGAGAATTCTATTGGTGGTGGGCAATCGAAAAGCGGTTCGCAGTTTTCATCTAGCAGCCCGATCCATTGTCCGAAATCTTCCGCCACCATAGCCCGGTGCCTAGCGTGCTGCCACCACTGCCCTATTGTCATCGCCATGGGTCGAGCACTCCTATCCGCCACTCCAGAAACGCCCCGGCCGGCAATGCGTATTGCCTGCTTTGCCCCGGGGGTACGCCTTCGGAAATGATTTGGCCTCGAATTTTGTGCCAGAGGTCATCATCCCGTACGCCTATGCCATTGAGTACTTGGTGGGATCTCTGCGGGTCCAGGTGCAGCCGGCGGGTAGAATCCACGGCGGGTAGGGTGAATTCCGCCTTGGAGGGGAGTGTTACTTTCCCGCCGGCCCCTTCCCACACGATTTCCGGCCATATGTACACCTGACCAGAATTTGTCACTGTGACGCTCCCGGTTTTTCGGAATGGGGTCGTTTCCCAGTAGCCAGCGTCAATAGCAAGCGGTATGGATAGTGCCCACACATCGGCCGTAGCATCATCAACTTCTAGATCAGATGGGGCACCGTTGAGTCTCACTTGGGCGTGCATGGTGCCCATGGGTGACTCGATCTGGAGCGTGCCCAACGGCGGAAGGATGGAGAAACCATGGCGAAACTCTGCCCAAATATCATGGGCATGCCGGCCCTGCCCGGCGCGTACGAAAAGGTCGAGGGAGCCTTCGATGGCTGGGAATCGGAGGCCTTCGATGGCACGGCCTGGTACGCCAAGGGTTTCGATGCCGGTGGCTTCGGGCCGACCAATCAGCTCTTTGATGCCGGCCCTACGGATGCCTGCTATCCAGGTGCTGGATGAAAGCTCCCAAGATTTACCCGTGGGGGCGATGTACCGCACCAGGTAGCGCCGGTCAATCATGGTGCCTCCTTTCCTTTCTGCTAGATTCGGGCTCGCTCGTAGCGCACCGCATCAACTGCCGATAGCTGGCCGACTTGTCCGGAGCCGGTAGCGAGTGAGCGTTTTGTGACGGCGAGGAGTTCGGCCAGGGTGGCGTTGAGCTGCCGTAGTTCTCCGGTTTGTGCTACCTCGGTGGTTGTGGCGAGTGAGCGGAGGCGTTCTACTTCCGCGGCGGCCGCGAGTGCTTTCCGCACTTTTTCGTCGTCGGTTTTTTCGATCTCTTGTTTGAGTTTCGCATATTCCAGTTCGGCGGTCAGTTTGTCTTTTTGCCGGAGGTATTCCACCGCCTTGGTGGCTCGGTCTAGCTCCAGGTTGAGGTTGTTCTGGTCGATCTGGCGTTGGATAGCGGTGAGCCGGTCTTCGGTTTGGCGTTGGGATTTTTCGATCCTGCCGCTGATACCATACTGGAGTGCGCCGATCGTGCTCTCCATGAACTGCTCGCCGAGCTTGGCGCCACCGGTGGCGGCTTCTACTCCGTATTGTTGGGAGAGCACGCCGCCGCCGATAGTGAGAGCGGCACCGCCCGCGGACCCCAGAACCAGGGCGGCTTTTTCAGCCGTCCCTAGGTTCTTCCAAGCTTCCTTGACGGAGTCCTTGTTTTGGTGGAGATCAATGCCGCCCTGCACTAGATCTTTCAGGCCGCCTAGCGCCATGCCGGCGCCTGCTAGGGCGCCTAGTGGCCCGCCAACGGTGAACCCAGCAACCCCAGCGGCGGCGCCGGCTAGGAGCTTACCGATGCCGCCTACCAGCTTAGATACCCCGCCGAAGCCTTTGGATGCGCCTTGGGCCTGGTTGGCAGTCATGCCGTATAGGCTAGCAGTTTGCTCGGCAAGGGCCGTGGTTTGGGCCCGCAGCAGCTGCGCTGCCGCGGTTTGTTTCAGCGTTGCTTCTAGCGCCTCATGCTGGGCGTCGGAGTGGGCTTTAGCCGCTTCCAGGTCGTCGACTGCGGCTTGGGCCCTTGCGACCCGAACCCCCCATTCGGCGGCCTGGATTTCCTTGGTGTTTGCCACCACGGATGCGGTCAAATCTTCGACGGTGAATTTACCGGTGCGGTAGAAACGGTCAATTGCACCTTTCATGGCTTCCACGCTGGTGGACCCCATGAGGGCAGATTGCTTACGGGCCTCGGCGAGCGCGGCTTCCGCTTGGGCAATGCTCACGATGCCGCGGGCGCGGGTGCGCTCTATATCCCGCTCCCTGATCTGCAGCTCAGCCAACGCCCTCACCCTGGTGAGGGCGTTGGTTTGCTGCTGCATTTCCAGCTTGGAAACTTCTTGCCGGGTTTTATCCACGATACCGGCTGCTTTCTCTATTTCAGAGAAGAAGCCGGCGATGTGCCCGATACCGGCGGAGAGGGAGCCGCCGATTTTCTCGGCAATCTCGGATGCTGCCTGGTAGCGGGATGCCGCCACGGTACGCTCGGCCGCCTCTAGATCAGCGAGGGATTCAGCCTGGGCGGCACGAGCCGCCGCCAACTTGTCCTCCGCTTTATTCACCTTTTCCTGAGCGCTCTTGACGGCCTTGGCGTTCTTGTCGGTGGATTTTTCCAAGTTATCGCCAATATCTTCCCGCACCCGGGCGAGTTTCTTCTCGGCATCGGCGATGCGATCGGCTTTGCCTTTCTTCCTGGCATCAGCCAAAGATTTTTCGGCGTCCTCCAGTTTTCGCCTATCGGTCTTGGATACCGCGGCGCCCTCTTTCTCGGTTTTCGCCAATTCCTTCTTAGCGTCGGCAAGTTCCTTTTCGGCTTTGCTGATGCCGTCAGTCTCGGTGGCGATCTTTTTCCGCAGCTCATAGAGGCCTTTTTCGGCGTCTCTTACAACCTCGGCGGAGTCCAGCCAGCCACCTCCGAAATGGCGGCCTTCGGCTTGCACGACTACCCGAGCGTCTTCGGCATCGTGGGCGAAGAGCTTTGCCGCGGTGGAGATTTCCCCAGCGGCTTGGTCGAATTTTTCGCCTGCCGCCATCAAGAGTTTCGCCGCAGTAGCGTTCTGCTTACCGATCTCCGGCAGGGCCTTGGCGATAGCCGACTGGTGCCGCCACTGCTGGTTCGTCAAAACCAATTCGTCGGCACCGGATTCGTTCCGTCCTCGAACGCCGGATGGCCACCTGCCGCCGGTGTCGAACTTCGGCCCGTACTGCACGTACCTTTTGGCCTGGTCAAACAGGCTTTGGGCTTTGCCCCACGAAACATTACCACGGCTGGTTTTCACCCCATCCACAGACGTGGATTCGATATCATCCCCAAGGTTCAAAAAGTCGGCAGGATCATAGTCTTTGCCGTTGATGGTGACAATCTGCCCGGCAATAAGCGGCAGGTAGGCATGGTTAGTGTACTGGGGGTGGGATGCTGGTGCCGCCCCACCGCCGATTTGACCGTTACCGCGCCCACCACCCATTTCGACGTTGACTGCCTGCCCGTCAGCGAAATAAATGGTACCTGAGGTGTGCCCACCGGCGGGGCCGCCATTAAGCCAGCCAATGGAAAACCGGGGGCCACCGCTGCCCAGGCCGGTGCTGAACCCCATACGGGCCAGCACGGGGCCTTCATCCATAGTGGCGAACTTGCGGCCGTCGAGTGGCCACCCCACAGCTAGCGCGGCCAGGCCACTCATGGCGCCACTGCAGTCGCCCCAGTTAGCGAGTAGTCCACCGCCGAAAACATATGGCGCGCCTTCGAGAGAGCGGGGGGCCTTCTTACCGTTGACGGTTTCACCTTTGGCGAACCGCAAGAGTTGGCCTGGGGTGATGACCCCACCATCAGCCAATGCCGGCATGCGTTCCAATGCCTTGTTGAGCTTGGGGGAATCATCATTAATCGCCCGCAGCAAATTATGGTGCTTGGCCGAGGACCGGCGGTTGATGACCCATTCCCCAGCATCGACCCGGGCTGTGGGCCGGCCTTGCTTATCAACGCCTTGGAAACCATCTATTTCGGTGGTGCCGGGCCCGGAGAGGGGCAGCCGATACCCTGCCGGGGTGCCGAACAAACCGCCTGCTGCGAACCCTACGACACCGCCCTCGGCGTTTCGTGCTGAGGCGACATCAGGGTGAAGAAACCGATTCCCGCCCACATTCGTGTACACGTTTTCCACCACAATAGTGTGCTTAGATGTGGTGTTTTGGCCGTTCAACCCACGGATACGTTTGATAACGTCATCCACGTTGTCGTTGATTTTGACTTCACCGGTGCGCTTGTCTTTGACCAGGATACCCAGGTCAAGCATGCGGGATTTCACATCAGGGTCGTTGGAGTCGATGACGACTTTACCGCCGGGGAGGGTTTTCGTTTTCAACCCTAGGGCATCGAGTTTTTCGATAGTGCCGGGCACCTCGGCATTATCAATGTGGATGTAGCCGTCAAGGCTGGAGAGTTTGACCCCCATCTGATCCAGTAAGGAAATGATTGAGAACGCATCGGGGAAATCAATGGTCACCTGCCCCTCAAAGGGCTCGGAAACCTTCGCCCCCATGGCCTCCAGTTGTTGCCTAGTCTCGTCGGTGATCGCATCCGATTCCACCTTGATCGTTTTGTCATCGGGGATGGATTTGATCTTGTCACCCAGAATCGAGTAGATCTGAGCCGCCGTGTCGGCTTCCTTAGCAGCATTCGTCATGGCGGCAGCTTCGGCTTCGTGCTGCCTGGTTGCCTCTTCCAGATCGTTGTTGGCGCCCCGGGTGGACTCAGCCAACTTTAATGTCGCCAGGTCCGCATCAGTCAGCCCCTCTTTCCATTTCGCAAAGGACTCGGCGGCGTGCTGCTTAGCTCTTACGCTGCCATCATCAAGATCGGCCAGGGCGGTGGCCACGCCAAGAGCTGCATCCTTGTTGCCGTTGAGGGTGGCTTCTAGATCATCGGCGGAGATTTTAGCTTGCTGCAGCTGGGGGTGGGCGTGCATGAACGCGGTGACAATGGATTCGGCCTTGCCTTGGATGGCTTCCAGGCCGGAGGCCTGCCCCATCATGGCGTCCACCACAGTGCTGGATGCGATACCTGCCTTGCTGGCCAGGTCGATCAGGCCTTCGCTGGAGGCGCGCTGCACCATCACCGACCTGGTGGCTGCCTCCTCGATGCCGTTCAGGGAATTCTTGAGGTCATCAACGTTGTTCTTGTGCTGCTGCTCAGCCTTAGCTGCTTTTTCGTTTTCGCTGGCGAACAGAGTAAGGGCTGCGGCGGCACCGGTGAGCGCCAGGCCCCAAGGCCCACCGAGGGCGCCTAGTAGGCCTTCGGCGCCGGATTTCAGCAGGGAGAAACCGCCACGGGCCACACCAACAGCTGCGTCACCGATCGATCCCAGGGCAGCGCGTGCAGTGTGGGCGGCCTCGGTGTGCTTTTCCGCAAATGTTTTCAAGGCCGGGGAGCCCTGCTGGAATGCGGCCTCGGCCTTAAGCACGGCGGCAGCCAAACCGCTTTGCGCACCGGTCAGGTAGTGTGTGGTTGCCCCGACCCGGTCCATTTCCACACCAGCATCCTTGTAGAACTTTTGGATGCTGGATATTTGTCCCCGCATTTCAGACAGGCTAGACACGTGCCCCCGCATTTCAGACAGCTTGGACGTGTACTGGCCTACGGTGGTGGTGATACCGCCAACGATACCGGGCACGGTGCGGAACGCCGCCCAGCCTGCCATAGCTGCTGCGAGCAACCCTGGGTGGGCTTTCAGCAGGTCAGCGACAGACTGGAGGGACGGGGCCAGGGCAACGAGTACGCCAGATGCTGCATGCAGGGTGCCGAGGAAAATGTTCCAGGTGCTAACGCCGAGGGCTGCGGATGCCTGCCCCAGAGCAGTAGCCACGGTAGATACCACGGGCGCTAAGGCTTTACCTGCATCGAGCACGTCGCTGAAGGCTGCCTGTACGCCGGTAAGCATGCCTTTGCCCTGATCGGACTGCATAAAATTCGCCACAGCGCTCTTGGCGTCTTTGAGCCCTGGCACTAGGCGCTGCTGAAGGAAGGTGTCAATATCGGCTGCAACTGGTTTGATTTTGGTTTCCAGCCCGTCGATGGCGCGGGTGGCGACCACTAAGCCGTCCTTCGCCAGGCCGAAGAATGGTTTCAGGGCGGTAGCGCCCAACCGGCCCAGGGCTGCCTGGGCATTGGCGGCGGCACCCGTGAAGGATTCACCCATTTTCAGGGCGGACCCACCCATGCCGGCACGCATGGCTTTCTCAAAGGTTTCGAAGTCAATCTTGCCTTTGGAAACCATATCCGAGATTTCAGCGGAAGTTTTTCCGGTTTCCTTGGCGAGCAGCTGAAGCACGGGGACACCAGAAGCCATGAGCTGTAACATGTCATCGCCCTGGAGTTTGCCGCGGGCGGCAATCGAACCGAAGATAACGCCAACGTCCTGCATGCTCCGGCCGGCAATGGCAGCCGTGTCACCCACGGTTTTCAGGGTGGTTTCCAACTGCTGGCCGGGTTTAATGCCTGCGGCGACCAGGCCTGCGGCAACGGATGCTGCCTCCCCCAGTCCAAAGGCGGTGCCTTTCACCGAGGAAAGGGCGTCGTTCATGACCCCGGCAACGGTCTTGGTGTCGTTGCCTAGGCCGAGGAGTTTCTGTTGGGCGTTTTCGATAGCGGTGAGGCGGCCCATGCCTTTGGCCATGGCGGTGCCGATAAGCCCACCTGCCGCCACACCGGTGGCGAGCGCGCCGGCTTTCAGCGTCTTGCCCACGCCAGCGGCGAGTTTGCTTCCCCACGAGCCGCCGCGGCGCTCGGCTTCACTCTCTACACTCCCCAGTGCTTTGGCGATGGTGGGGCTGATTTTACTCACCTCGGGGATGATCGAGATGTAGCCGGTGCCGAGCTCTGCGCCCATGAGAAATCCTCTCCTTCGGATTTAGATGTGGTGCTTTTCCTTGACTTTCTGCCTGATCTCCGCGGCGGTCAGTTCCCGCCTATGTGGCCGGCTCACCTGCTGGTGAGATGCCTCAATACCTTCGATGGTTTGTTGAATAAGACCCCCAACGCCACTCGTGTTTTTCCCGGCGCGGGCCAGGGCCAGGATGTACTGCTGGTCGAAGAGCGCACCCAATAGTTGGTTGGTGGGTACCACCCAGGCGGCGGCTTCGGCGGCTGCGGGGTTGAGGTAGGTGTGGAGGTGGGATGTGGCAGGCAGGTGTTTGAGGAATGCCTTAAGGTCGCTCCACCGGTAGGTGCGCCCTACGTTGCTGAGTGAGTATCCGATGTGGAAGAGGTCTGCTCGGAGGGCGTCGGTGAGCTGGGGGTCTCCCCCGAAGGCGTACCGGTGGAGGGCAAGGATTCCCCCAGCGGGATACCTGATTCCTGGCTCCAGATGCGGTCGATTTCCACTAGCTGGCGTTGCACTAGTTTGTTGATGGCATCCTTCTTAGCCTGGGTGTTGTTGAAGTGGAGCAGGAAGAGCCGCATGATTTCAACGGAGTCGTTGCCGACGTGTCGTTTTTCGGTTTCGTTTTGGATGGCGTTGATGTCTGTGGGATAAAGGCAGTCAACTGGTGGGATGGTGATGGTGACTTTTTTGTCTTTGCCTGCTGGGATGTTGAATTCGATGTTGTCGAATCCGGGGATGTCGAATGCCATGATGGCTCCTTAGTTGTGGTTGATAGAGGGTGGGAGGGGCCGCGGGCGGTAACAGGGTTTTGCCCGCGGCCCTTTTTCAGTGTGGTTAGCGCCAGTTTTTCAGCACCTTCCAGTGGGCAGTGGTGAGTTTTGATGCTGGCGTGACTTGCAGCCATGGTTGGGAGCGTAGTGAGGTGATAGCCGTGTCTAGGTCGGTTGCGGGGATGGTGGTGCCGCCCGCACCCCACAGCCCGATGGAGGGGCGGATCTTACCTGGCCATTGTGCGGTGAGTGCTTCCACCAGGGGCGCGGCTTTTCCAGCCTGCCCAGCGTCGAAGTAGACCCAGGGCTGAAGTAGATCGGCGTGCTGCAGTAGTTTGGTGTAGTCGTGTCCGCTGTCGGGCCGGCCAGCAACCGGGTTGGCCCAGTTGACTCGCACGTCGAAAACCAGTTGGGTATTACCGATGGCGCGTTTGATGCGGCCTGCGGCTTCGGCCATTTTATCGCTGAACCATGCCAGTTCTTTGGGCCCTTCGTGGGGGGTGCCGTCGCCACGTCGGGTCCAATCCGCCTCGCCGGTGTCTTGTTTGAACAGCTCCAGGTCTTTGGCCGAAAAGCTGCCGGAGTCCCAGTGGATTTCGGTGAGGATGATGCCTTTGATGCGGGCGCCGTAGCGGGCCGCGAGGTGCCGTGCGGCAGCCTCTAGCATGGCACCGATGTGTCCTTTGGTGAGGGCGTAGGCGCTGCCCAAATCGTTTCGAACGGTGCCATCTCTGGATACTGCCCGTAGTTCTTGGTATTCGGGTTTCGCCAGGGTGGTGGTGGCCATAGCATCCAGAGTGAGGTAGATGCTTGTGATGCCAGCTGCGTGGGCGGCGTCGATGATCCCTGCGATGGGGTCACCTTCGGCTGCTGATAGGGATGATGTGAGCCCACTGTCTGAGGGCACGTCGGGGGAGAGTAGCCATTCGGGTCGGCCTACTGCGAGGTCGATGGTGTTGCCGCCTGCTGCCGCGACTTTTTGGAGGGTTTCTTCCCAGTTGTGGGTTTTCGATGAGGTGTCTTCCCACCCGAATGACACGGCTCGTAGGCGGGTGTCCGGTTTCGGGGGCGGCGGTACAGCCCCGCCGCCGTTGTTGTTCCCTCCGCCGCCCGGAGTTACCGGGGAGGGGTTTAGGGGTTTACGGTGATGGTGGTGCCCGCACCACCGGTGAGTTTAGTCCCGTCGGCGGTGAGGGCCCCGGTGATGTCCTTGATGGTGTAGGGCCCGCCAGCATTACCGGTGACGGTGGCGGTGGTGGCGCCTGTGAGTTTGCGTAGCTCGGCCTGCACGGTTTCGGCGGTGGCGTTAAACGCTAGTTCGGTGGTGGCGTGGCCGTCGATGGAGAGGGTGAAGGTGCCGCCTGTAACGCCGCTGGGGAGGGTCACGGTCTTGTCTGGGGTGTCGGGGTCTGGGGTGTTGGGGTCGACCATGCCGTCGTCCCGGAGTTCGAATACGTTGGCGTATTTGTATTCCTGGGGGCCCTTGAAAGCGGTGATCGTGATGTTGTATTTCGTGGATGCGGAATGGGTCTCTGCGGTTTTTTCCACGGTGCTGATCCGGCCGTTAGGCACAACCAACGTCTTGGCTTTCTCGCCGGAGACAGCTTTGACGATGTGGCTTTTTAGTGGCAGGCGTTCAGCGGTGTGAAAGATGGTGCGCTGCCGGCCGTGTTTGTCGGTGGCGGTTTTTTCGATGACGTTTGCGTCGCCGAAGCAGGACTTCAGCACGTGTTCGTTGTCGTCTTCTAGCAGGGTGATGGTGACGGTTTCGGTGTACGAAGTTTGTAAGTCAACCCAGTCATCCCCGCCGAACATTTTTTCGGTACTGGTTTCGCGGGTGGGGGTGTTACTGAAACCGTCTTCGCCCACAGCACCGTGATCCACGAATGCTGAATTGAGGGCTTCGGTGGCGGTTTTCGGCAGCGGGGTGCCGACCGGGGCGTTGAAGTAGACGCCGCCGTCGATGGGTGGGGTGGCCACGAAGGCGTTTTGGATGTTGATAGCCATGATGGTTCTCCTAAATCAGGAAAGTTGGAAAGGTGGTTGCGGCAGGATGTGTCCCCTGCTGCCGCACCAGGGACCGGCTAGTGGGCTAGGAGCCGCACGCCACCGGTGAATTGGAAGCGGTAGAGCTTCGGGTCGGGGTCGTCGTACCTGGTGAGGGTGTCTATGGTGGTGGATTGGATTTTGGCGGACCTCATCCGCACCCATGCTTCGTAGGCTGTTTCGGCCAGGGCCTCAGCGTCTAGCTCAGTGTGGGCATAGCATTCGATGAGGAAGCGGGGGTTGCGGAGTGCCCAGTCCTCCATGCCGCCGCCGATACGGGAAACAATGATGAAGGCCTGCGGTTTCGGGGTAGAAGGCATGCGGCTGGATACCGGCACCCCTACCCGGCGCGCCAGCTCGGCAATCACTGTGGTGGTGGCGGTGGTGGTCACATGGGCCTCCTTCCAGAGGGCTGATTAGCCTAGGGCTCGGGTGAGGATATTGTCCCGGGCTTCTCGACGTTTAGCCGACCAGGTGTCGGCGTAGATGATGCAGCGGTGGCGGGTTTTGCCCATCTGGTAGGAGGAGACAAACCCATCGCCCGCGGCAGCTGCTACTCGTTCGGCGTGGTCGACTACGATCCCTTGGGTCATGGGGTCTTTGAGCAGTGCTTTCAGCGCGGCCTTGTTCGGTACGTACTTTGACATAGTCCACTCACACGTAGCGACGCCAAGCGCGGTCTTGTTCGGCACGTACTTCGCTGTAATCCACCCACCTACAGCTTGCCCATCCGGTGGGCGAATAGGCAGCTCGTACTTGCCGCATACCCTCATCAGCGAAACAAATGAGGGACCCGCCATCGAAGGATAGACTTACGCATTCGACATAATCTGATTGGTCTGCCTCAGCGCCGAGAGTTACTTTTAGCCATTGGTCATTCGATTCCGGCAAGATTAATCACCTCCAAGTCTGGGGCCCAACCGAAGGGGCCGTGTTCGTAGTTTTCGGGTTCGCCCACAACCTCTAGGCGTTCGCCGCCTGGGGTGAGGATAACGATGTCGGTTTCGATGAAATCGCCGGGGTGAGCGTACATTTTTATGGCGACTGTTCGGCGGGCATGGCCCGCTAGTTCAGGTTCCGCGGTGGTGGGTTTCGCCCAGCCCACCACATGGATGATAGTGCCCTGGAGCCCGTAGGTGGGGTTGCCGAGCTCATCAGTGCCGGTTTTGAAGCGACGGAGCCGGGTCACCGGGTATTGCTTGATTGTTGGCAGGCCTGCCATCGCGTTCCTTTCGTTAGCCCATGGTGATGGAGTAGATGCCGCGGCGTTTCTTACGGAAGGGGGCCAGCATGGTTTTATCCGATGCGGTAAGCCAGGGAGCACCACCACTACCACCATGGGTGAAATTAGCGCTTTGGCTAAACGGGCCCGCGGTGACCTGCATGGATTCCTGGAAGGCGGTTTCCTTGGGGGCCTCAATGACCCTGGCTACCATGCGGGACACCACGATTTTGACGGTTTCCGGCACCGGCTCGGGCACTGGTTTTTGCAGGTAGCCCTCAACCAGGGCAGATGCCTCCTCTAGCAGGCCTAGGGCTTGGTCTTCATCGAAATCCACGTGGGGGATGCGAGCTTTAACATCGTCAAGACTTGCGAGCACGACTACTGCTCCGACGGTTCGTCTTCGGGTTGGTGGGGGGTTTCTCCTCCCCACCGGCCCCGTCGTCACCTGATTCTTCAGGATCTTCGGGGTCCTCGGGGTCTTCAGGTTCCGGTTCCAGCAGGCCAGGGTGGATAGTTACGCCTTCTGGTACTTCCGCACCTGGGGCAAGCACATGCGGCCCGGTTTCATCGTGCGCAATCACATAGCTTTCAAGATCACTGCGGATGGTTGCCATAGTAGTTCTCCTTGACTCTTAGAGGACGGTCATAGCCGCGGTGTAGTTAGCATCACCAACAACAGGCATGCCGATAGCATTGGCCCGCACCCAGGTGGACTTCGGGTCGTCTTCCTGGTAGGCACCAACCACGATGCCGGGGCGGTCTTCTTCGGCAATGCCATAGGCGGCGTCTACCGCCTCCAGGGTGGTGCCCCAGAACGTGCGCCCCAGTGGGGATTCTTCGCCGTCTACAGCGGGGAGCATGATGGCGATTTTCTCGTCGATTACTCGTTTGAGCGCCCCGCCTTTGCGAATCTTCCGGTCGTACCGCAAAAGGGGCGGCAGCTCGAAAGAGGCAAGCACGCTGTGGAGGAAGTCCACGGTCACCATGCTGGGGATGCCGTTCACGCCGCCGGCCATTTTGCGGATTTCTTCGCATCGGATCAGGCTGGTGATGACTTTGGGGGATACCAGCAGGTAACCGGGGGCCTCACCACTCAGGTTGGCATAAACCTCCGCCTGGGCCTGCAAGTCCTCGATCGGGGTTGCAGTAGCATACTGGTCCCACTTTGTGCCCACGGTGGTGGTGAGGCGGGGGTCGCGACCGAAATCTTGCTCCACGTTGAACTGGTTTTCGCTGATGAGGGCCTTGCCGGTGGTGAGAATTTCGCCACGCAGCATCTCTACCCGGTCAGCGACAGCCCGGGCTGCGGTGATTGTGGCCCGGCCGATCAAATCTTTGCCGGATGCTGGGGCGTTGATACCGCGGGCCCGGAGTTGGTCGTATTCGCTGACGGGGATTTTCTGCCCCAGGGGTGGCAGGTCCAGGGAGATTTTCTTACCGCCGGGCGTGGCGCCGATGGGGGTTTCAGCATCGTAGGCGCGGTATTCAGCAACCTCGACCAGGCCGTTAGCGGTTGCGGATAGGCTTACGGAGATGTCGTCGGTGACACGGTTGGGGAGGAATTGGGCGAGAATGTTTTTGGAGCGTTCCCGCTCATCAAGGGTTTCTCGGGCCACAGTGGTGAGGGACTGCGGCTGTACAACTTCGGTCCATAACATGAGGATCAGTCACCTTCCTTCGGGGTGAGGATGAAATGGGGGTTAGGGGTGGTCAAGGTGGTGATGTCGAATACGCCTTCGGGGAGGTATTTCACCCGGATGCGGCCATGGTCGAGCATGGGGGCCACGATATCCACGTCTTTCTGCTTGGCGGACTGGGAGGTGAGCAGGAACCCGGCTAGGGCGTCACCGGCCGCGGTTACTGGCTCGTATTTGCCGCCTGTCCCCCGCTTCAGCGGGATACCGGAAGGCAGAACGTTGTCCTTCACAACGGCGGAAATTTTCTTCCCGTCAATGGTGACGGTTTGGGCGTTAGTCACGCCGTGGCGGCTTCCTAACCACTTGCGGTTATCGACGCCTAGAGGTTCACGGATTGGGTTGAGTTGCATGATGAATCACATCCTTTTATTTTTCGGTTTTGGTTTTGCCCATGAGGCGCCGAGCCCAGCTGCGGTCGCTTTCTTTCGAGGAGCCGGCCTTGCCCTTGCCTTGGAGCGGCGAGGTTGCGGGGCGGCTTTTCGACGCCCCAGCCCCGGCGCGGTCCGCAAGGAGTTGCGCTTGGGTGCGCATGGCTTCGGCGTCGCCGTGGAGGAAGGTTTCTGCTTCTTTCCGGCTGAGGCCGTATTCCAGGGCGAGCTCTAGGCGGGCGACCGTTTGTTCGGCTGCCTGTTGGCGTTTAGTTGCTTCAGCAAGGGCCTCCTCAGCCTTTTTGGTTTTACCCGTTTCGGTATCAAGCTGGGCCTGCAGGGTGTCGGCGGTTTTTTTGTTTTCCTTAGCCCGGGTTTCCCAAGTGCGAGCATGCTTTTTCCAGACGGCTACGTCGCCTACCGGCTCATCTGCTGGCTCGGGGTCACCCTCCTCATCACCGCTATTGTTGTCGCTGGGGGTTTCGCTTTCGCGGTCTTGGGCTTGCGGAGCTGCGGTATCATTCTGGGTGGCATCAGTCGTGCCGCCGGCGGGGATGTCGGGGGTGATGGTTCGCACCCAGGGGGGCATTGCTAATGCTCTGGCTGGCATGGGGGTTCCTTTCATATTCGTGTGTGTTTTGGGTATGAGAAAACCCGCGGTCTCGCGGGGAGAACGCGGGTTACTGGGGATGCTAGTTTTAAGCGCTGGCGGCGGCTAACCGGACTTCTTCTCGTTCCCAGTAGGGATTGTCCTGTTCCTCATCGGAATACGGGTCGAACACTACGGGGGTGGAATCACCGCGGGGGCGCCGCATGTATTCGCTGAAATCATCGCTGAGGTCTTCGGCACCATCCCAGTCGAGTTCTAGGGCCCAATCGGTTTCCTCACAAAGGAAGAAGAAAATCTCCTTCAGGAGAGATAGCGCGTCTGAGTCCCGAGACTGGGTAACGTCAATTTCAGCGAGCCCAAAATCACGTTTAAATTCGGGGGGGGTTAAAAGGACACGGACACTCGGGTACCTTTTCGCCGAAGAAAAATTTGAGGCAATTAAATTTTCGGCTTGGGTGATGACATCCTCGGGGCTTTCGACAGCGCCTCGAATGATGATGGATGCGACATACGACATTTTTAGCTCCTTTCCCAGAGAATGGTTTTTTTCGTGGTTATCACTACGATTCTATCAAGATATGCACCATTATTGTCTACTGCCCTGCGTAAATCAGCCAAGATGGTTTGTTCATCATGTATTGATTCCCTTAGGTCGCAAATGAGCGTGCTCGATTGTTTTTTTCCTTTTCTGGCCCTGTTATTAATTCCGCTTTTCGAGGTGATGGATTTCATCTCCGTGGTGATCCCATCGACGATGGCATCAGGAGTATTTGAAATCCCAGTTTTTTCTTTAAAACGGAGTCCTGCGCCACCGGGTATTTTGTCCAGTTCCTTGAGTTTAATGACGGATTGCGCACCGTTGTCTTCTAGCCATTTGCGGATTCGGTCTTCTTTTTCGGGCCATGCTGTGTCATCCGCTAAGCCGATGTCTAAGGCTTCTTTGGCGGTGATTTTCCGCCTGACCGTAGCTTTCGACATGTCGACTGCGCGTCGGTATCGGACGGCGTCTGGTGGTACCCAGTCGGGTGTTTGGTTTCGGTGGCGTTCTATGGCTTCGGCGAAGGCATCTTGGTCGCTGCCGGGGTATTTGCCGGATTCCGCGTAGATTTGTTCTAGTTCTTGATTGATGCGTGGTAGGTCGGCGGGGGTTTGCACTTCGATGCCGAGGCACTTGCAGTTGTCGTGGTATTTTTTGCCAGCCTCAGTAAGTAGCACCGTATCGTGGCTGTAGACAGCACCACGGCTGGCAAGGAGGAGGCAGAACGTACAGGCGTGGGGTTCCGGCACACGGGCGTAGCGGGTGCCGGCTTTCCGGGTGGCCTGGTATACGGTTTCACGGGCTGGTTGTTGCACGAGCCGGTTGGTGATGCCGGCGAGTTTCCGTAGCACTAGCTGCCTATCCAAACCGCCGGTGGCGTTGCGGGAGGTGTTTAGTGCCCAGGCGTAGGAGCCGAGGATTTGCTCAAACCCCGCCGGGTCGGCCACTTCGGGATACTCCAGTCCACGAAGGTTATCGTCGAGGCTGCGGGAGCGGAATAAATAATCGGCGGCGGCGTAGGCGGCTTGTTCCCCGTAGGCTGCGATAATCGCCTGGAAGGGCTCTTCCATAAGCTGCTTGGCGTCGGCGAACCCGAGGGTTTCAGTTTGTTTCCACCAGGACACCAAATCCCGTATAGCGAGGGTCCGCAGGTTGTCCATGGCCTGCTGGTAGTCGGCTTCGGCATCCAGGTCTCTGGCCATATACCATCACCTCCCTCCCATGGGTTTTGCTTAAGTTTTCTCCCGTAGTGATACGGGGGTTGCCCCGGTGAATCGGATCCCGGGCAGGCCAGCAAGGTCAGCGGCGGCTTTGGGTTCGACCCCGGCGCGGATCAGGACGCCTAGGGCGTCGGCGCGTTGTTTGAGGTCATCTGCCTCCGCCCCCCCCGCGAAGCGGGCGTGTCCTGCGGGCCGGTTTCAACAGGCGTTTCATCGGTGGTGTTGGGGGTTTCTTCGGGTTCTCGGTTTGCCCTGGCCAGTTCAAGCACGGTGGTATCACCAACGGTGGTAGCCCCGCCAGCAAGCACGGTGGCGCGCTGGGTGGCGGATTGTTCAGCGAGTTCTTTCCGCATGATTTCCTGCTCGGTTGGGCTGAACCCCACCCTGCCCCACACCACGGAGGAGTGTTTCGGGGTGATTTCAGCCGCTACGGCTTTAGTCATGGCGTCCATGGTTGCCGAGAGCGTGGGGGTGGCGGCTGCCAGCCATTTCGCTTCGAGGGAGGCAATGAACTCCCATTCGGGCGGCCTGCCATCAAGGATGGCTTTGCACACATAGGCAAGGTCACGGCACAGTGGGCGGCCGAACGCCAACTGGCGGAGCTCAGTACGCCGCACCAGGCGGGATTCGGTGGCGCGGATACTGTCGGCACTGGGTGGATTATCGGAGGCGAAACCCAGATACGATACCGGCACCCCTGATTGCGCTGACACAAGCTGGGCCATCATCTTCAGCTCTTCAATATAGGGCGTCGGCGGGGATGCTTGGAACTGGCCCGCAGTGATGTTCGGCAACCCATCATCAGGATCACCCGGCGGCACCACCAGGGCCTTGCTCATGGCCACTTTCCACCCCATTTGGATAAGATCGCTCTCTGTCGCGTCCTCATCTAGGCCTAGCTGGTCGAATGTGGCATTCAACAAATAGCGCTGCGGGGTGGTGTAGTACTCTCTGTTGAACTCCATGCCGAGCACGGTGCGAACGCCATGGTCGGTGTAGTATTCGATGGCCGTGGTGATTTCCGAGGCGCCCGCATCTTTCCCGGCGCGGGACCGGTTCGGGATACGGATCAGGCCACACCTGCCCCAGCCGTGTTTGACGCAGATGATTTCCTTTTCCGCCTTGTGAGGGGCGGTGATGATAGAGATCACCCGGTCCGGCAAATGTAGGGTTTGGTATCTTTCGCCGTTTTCCCCGGTTTTTTCAATATAGCCTGCTGCCATGCGGTTAAGCCGATCATCCCACATGTAGGTGGCTTCGCCTGCGGTAACCGCATCAATAATGATGGCGGGTTCACCATCGCCGCCCGCGGATACTTCGAGGAACCCCATACCAGTGACGAGGGATTCCAGGGTGGCTTTAGCGAATTCAGAAGCTAGGTCGTTTTCGGCGAACACCTGGTCTAGTTCGCTGATGTCCGACTTCGGGGAGATCCACCCTTGCCACTCCAACCGTTCCGCTAGGGAGTCAACCACAATCTCGGGCCAGCCAACAACCGCCCGGATACTTCCAGCAACCGCAGGTAGGGCAATGTTCAAATCCTTGAGGGCGTTTTTGCCCTCATAGTAAGCCCATTTCGACTTGTTCTTCCGGGCGTGTTCTTGCAGCCGCCCCGCCAGCTTGGCGATGAGGGTATGCTCGTCGTCTGCGAGCTCATAGTCGTGGATCAGTTCGAGGGTCATCCGATCATCACTCTCCTTCGCTTCTTAGGGCCGGCCTTGCGGCGGGCACGAACCTTACCGGAGTTCAGGGCTTCACGCCGGCCGACGTTGGCAGCCACCATGGCCACGCACAAATCGACGAGCTGGTGGCTGTCACGGCTGGTTTTACCAATCGCCAAACCAAACTTGTTCCAGCGGATTTTCGTGTTGTTCACATGCGCTGTGAGCGCCGGGTCACCATCATGTCGGAATGGCCCGTCCAGGCCGTCTTTGTCGATAAGGTCCTGGATGATCTCTACCTCCTGGGAGAAGCGCCGGTTCCGGTCGGCGGCGCCGGGTTCGGAAAGCCGCATGTCCCAGAGGACGGAGTGGGTTTTTGTTGCCCAGCAGCGGAGTTTTCGGCGGAAATCACGGTGCCATGCGTCGATGAGGGGCCTCCAGTAGGAGGCCTCGGTGGTGTCATCTTTGGCGGGTGACGGGTCGACGCCGAACCAAACGACTTTGTACAGTTCCATAATTTCTCGCACCCTAGCGTCCACCTGGTCGCGGTCGACGAGATAGCCTTCACCTCGGGGTCCGCGGGGCCTGGACCACACACCCAACGTTTGGTTGTACCCGTCTGAGATTCGGCAGCCCATGAGGGCTGTGGCGTCTTCTGATTTGGAGCAGTCGAGGAACATGGCGATCTGATCCCCCGGCTCAAACTGGCGGGTGGGGTCGGCGAGTGCCGCCCAGGCTTTGGCAGACACGTAGGAGTCTTCGGCGTCTCCGAGTCCGTTCATGTAGAAGCGGATAGCGTCACCGGCCGAGAGTTCGGGGTCCACCACCTCGTCGGAGAGGCGTTCGAGGTCGGCCCATGGGGCATCGGAGTAGGCTTGCTGGAGCGCCAGCATGCGCTGCTGGGGGTCGTAGATGTCTAGCTTGGGGTCAAATTCAATGGAGTCATAGAGGATGTCTTTCTTGAGCTGCGGGTATTTACCGGATTGTTGTTTCTGCCATGCTTCGAAGGTTTTTTCGCCGATGGAGTCTTGGCCCCGCTGGTGGGCGTTGGTGAAGTCCACCATTCGGGCCTGAATGTTTCTCTTTGATTTGCCGACGTTTCGGCGAGCCACTTTGGCGACTGCATGCCCGCCGGAGCGCTGGGTCATGTGGTGGGTTTCATTGAGCACGATGAAAGTGGCGGGGTCGCCTTCGGAAGACCTCTCTGAGGCGGTGAGCACTTCGATGCGGGCTGGGGAGGTTTTCACAAAGGTCGCAGTCCTCCCCTTGTCTAACCCGTAGTAGTTGGTGGCTTCGGCGCCGAATTGGCTGTTGGCAACCCGGAGGACGTCTTTGGATTGTTCTTCGGAGTTGGAGGCTATCTGCACGAGGGGCATGGTGTGTTGTTTGCCTACGTAGCGGGCGCCATCCCAGTGGAGCTGGGAGGGGCCGAGTAGCTCGATGTTACACATGGCGGCGGCCAGAGGATCTTTGCCGCTGCCTTTGCTGCCGCGCTTGCAGCCACG